ATAGAAAAGGGGATGGGGTGGTTAGAGCAGGTGCTTCTGCGCTTCCGTCCAGCGCTTGCGCTCTGCATTGCGCAGGGCTTTTGCTTCGGCCTTGCCTTCTTTCAGCCTGGCCAGGTACACGTCGCGGCGGATAAGTCTGTCCTGGCCGGCGTCGTAGATGTACGACTGCCCCATGTAGGTGCAGCCGCCGAAGTGGCGCGAGACGCTGAACTGGCTTTGACTGACGTTGTGGATTTCCTCGGGCGCGGTCATTGGCGTTGCGCCTGGCGGCGGGCGTCTAGCAGCTTGTGCAGCCGCTCACGGTCAAGGTACAGCGTGTGCTCGCAGCAGTGCTTTTCTTCGTCCAATGGTACTGGGATGTTCGGGTCGCCGCGAGCACCTGCAGCGCGCTGCGCGCACTGCGCCGGCTGGTACTGCGGCAGAGTTCGGCGTATTCACCGGCAAATCCCTTGCCGCGATCATCGACGTGCGCAAGGGCCTGGCCTACGGCTTCGATTCCTTCGAAGGACTGCCGGAAGCTTGGGACACCGTGTCTGGCGAACCTCATCAGCCTGGCCACTTCGCCACCGCGATGCCGGCCGATCTGCCGAATCGCTGCCGGCTGGTTCCAGGCTGGTTCAGCGACACTATTCCGGCCTGGCTGGCAGAGCACGACGAGCAGATAGCCATGGTGCACATCGACTGCGACCTGTACGAGTCGGCTGCAGCAGTGCTCAGCGGCATGAATGACCGCATCGTGCCCGGAACCGTGCTGGTGTTCGACGAACTGGTCGACTTCGCCGAGGCTTGGTATCCGAACTGGCGCGAAGGTGAGTGGAAAGCGCTGTGCGAGTGGATCGCCAAGCACAAGCGCCAGGTCAAGCCACTGGCTCGCACCGCGCATCAGCAAGCCTCTTTCGTTGTGGTGGAGTAATCAGAAATGGGCGATCTGAAAGAGGCTGGGCGTCGATTCGTCGATATGGGCGATGACACGCTGGCCGAGCGTGTGATTGCCCATCCGCCAGAATTCTTGCTGGCAGGCAGCACGGCGCAGCGCATCCGCGTAGATAACGGCCAAACTGGATTCTTCGAACGCCGGATGTTCCGTATCAACCACGAATTTACCGACCTGGCAGATACGCCGATGGTGTTCAAGTTCGTGTGCCCGGTGAACTTCATCCTGCATTACCAGTCGCTTGAGGTTGACCAAGGCGGGATCGTGATCCGCACATATCGGGCGTCGCAGGGCACCGAAGGCGGCACCTTTTCCGACACGATTCCGATCTACTCCAACAACTTCATGGATGAAGAGCCGGAGTACGCCTTTCAGGCAACAGTCACGACTGGCGGCACGTTCACTCCGACTGTGGCTGGCAGCCAAGTCGAAACCATCCGCGTGCGCACTTCCGGGGCGACCGCCCAGCAGGTCAGCGTTGGTCAGGGCGTTTCCGGCGAGCGCGGCATTCCTGCAGGCACCTACTACATTGTCGCTTCGCGCATGACCGGAGTATCCGGTAGCTGCAAAGGCGTCTACTCCCTGATTGTCGAGGAGCGGCCATGAGCCTGATCATCGAAGACGGCAGCGGCAAGGCTGACGCGGACTCGTTCGCTACGGCTGCCGAGCTTGCACAGTTCGCCGTCGACTACGGATTTACCGTGCCGGCCAGCACCGCAGATCAGGAATCCCTGCTGCGCCGTGCGGGTGTCGAGATGTGGAGATTCCAGTGGGTCGGCAACCAGTACCACGACGAGCAGGGCTTGCCATGGCCGCGTTACTATACGATCCGTCGCGGCTTCATGGCTGACGGCGTATCGCTGCCCCGCGCAATCAAGCTGGGTCAGATGGCGCTGGCATGCGAGATTCATCAGGACGACACAGACCCGCCCGAGGCGAGAACCGGCGCAGTTACCCGCGAGCGGGTAGAGGGAGCGATTGACGTTCAGTACGCAGAGATCACCAGCTACAAGGGCGAGCCAGTATCAGGACGCCAATCTGACGGCTTCTTTGCCAAGTACACCCTTGGCCAATACAGCGGGAAACTGGTGCGCGCATGAGTGCGTTCTATGACCGCATGGCTGCTACGGCACTGCGCCTGATCGCGCGCTTCGGCTCCGAGCAAACCCTGCGCGACGTCACTGCCGGCGTTTACGACGACGTGGCTGGCGAGTGGACGACTGAGCCAACCGACCTTGAGCAGCCTGCACAGGTCATCCTGCTGGACTACACGCTGCAGGAGTCAGGCCTGATGTACGCCGAAGGCTCGCAGATCCAGAAGGGCGACAAGAAGATCATCGTCGCCGCCAAGGATCTTGCCTGGCCGCCAGCGCTGACCACGAAAGTCGACGTCAACGGCGTGCTGTGGCAGATCGTCAACATCAAGGAAGCGAGCCCAGACGCATCAACGCCGCTCGTTTACTTCTGCCAGGGGCGTAAGTGATGAGCTTCAAAAGCGACATGGCCAGGGCGACGCGCAAGATCGAGCAGGCGCATGACCAGATCGTCCGTACCGCGACTATCGACCTGTTCAGTGGCACCATTCGCGACACCCCGGTCGACACTGGGCGCGCTCGTGGTAACTGGGTCACCCAGGTTGATACGCCTGCCCAAGGTGTGATCGAGCGCGACGACAAATCAGGCGCTGCAGCAATCGCTGAAGTCATCGCCAAGACGCCAGAGGGCGCCGGCCAGGAAACTACCATGGCCAATTCACTCCCGTACATCGACCGCTTGGAGTACGGCTACAGCCAGCAGGCACCGTCCGGCATGGTCCGTCGCAACCTTGCCCGCGTTCAGCGCATCGTCCAAGCCGCTATCTCGAAATACAGGGTCTGACATGTCCGAAGTCAAAATAAACGCCGCCTTGGTTCAAGGGCTGGCGGCAGCGGCGCTCGGCCTGCAGATCGCGCCAGAGGGGAAGAACTTCACCCCGCCAAGCACCAGTACAGCCTGGGCTGCCTGGTTCAACCTGCCCGCGTCCACCGACGTGGCATCGCTCGGCGTCGGCGGCAACGACGAAACCACCGGAATTTTCCAAGTAGACCTGAACTTCCCGCTCAACGATGGCACCGCCAACATCCTCGGCGCCGTGCAGAAGCTGCGCGACTACTTCGTTGCCGGCCGCCGCCTGGTCTACCAAGGCCAGTGCGTGAAGGTCGAGCGCGTCACCCGCAACAACCTCCGGCCCGTCGACGGCTGGCCACCATGAACATCGCAGCTCCGCTGGGCGACAAGGCCACCATCACTTTCGGCATGATCGGCACCAAGGCCGAGGAATACACCGTGCCGGTAGGCGCCACCTTCGCCGCTGCCACCACCAGCGACATGATGGTTACCACGAACGGCTCCCTGACCGAAGACGGCGACGCGATCACCTACGCCACCGAGTGGAACGCCACCCTGGATAACGGCATGGAAGCGGCCTTCTCCCTGTTCCAGCGCGAGGCCTACTGCGTAACCAATGGCATCGCCTCGGTCAGCGGCACAATGAGCGCCTACCTGAAGGACGGCACGCTGTGGGCAAAGGTGCTGAACGAAACCGAGACCAACCACGTCGTGGTCCTGGAAGAGGGCGTCGACAGCTACACCATCGAGTTGCCTATCCATATGTACGGCAGCGCGAGGGTTTTCAGTAGCGATGTATTCCCAGATGTCCAGACGGTCCTGCAAGGCCTCGGGCGTCCAAATAACCTGTATCAACGACTCAACGACTCAACGACTCAACGACTCAACGACTCAACGCCTTAGCACGGCGAGCGGCGAATTCAGCTTCTACATCCTGCAGGTGATCCGGCGCCAGATGCGTATAGCGCAGGGCCATGGCCAGGGGGGGGCAGGATCTTCTGCAGGGTCAGGACGTTCCCGCCATTCATCACGAACCGACTGGCGAAGGTGTGCCATAGCAGGTGTGATGACTGGCCAGCAGGCACTGGCAAGTGAGACTCACCCAGGGCCTTGTCGAAGCTGTTCAGGCAACTGCTGAACTGGCCGTGTTGCTTGAAGTGCCGGTGTATCTGCTGTTCCAGCTCCGATTACGACAAGGCCAACCGAAACTTGACCGATCAGAACGCGGGATAGCGATCACCCAGGAAGTAGCCAAGCGCTGGTACGCCCGCACGGAAGGGAGATTCAAGGATGAAGGCTGACAGAGACGACGCCCCCGAATGGCTGACCAGTCGATCTCGCAAACGCGGCAACATGGGCGTGGTGCTGGCCGGGGTGATAGGCATGGTCGTCACCCTTGGTGCGCTCACACTGGTCGGCCAGGCCTTCATGCAGAACACAGTCACTAACCTGGCTACGAACAGTCAGCAACCGAAGCCAAAGCCGGTTGCCGAGATCACCCGACCAGAGCCAACGCCCAGGAACGACTG